GCGAACTCGGTGAGATTGACGCCATGTTTGCTGAAGCCTCTGGTATTACCAGCGTACTGTCAGGTCGTGGAGAAACTGGCGTTCGTAGCCAAGGCCACGCCTCGCAGCTTGCTCGACTGGGTTCTTCCCGCGCTAAGAAACGCGCATTGACCATTGAAGACAGTCTTGAGAAAATTGCAACGCTGTATCTGAAGATGATGATGGTCTATGACGATACGCGCTACCGTGACGAAGATGGCAACGAATTTATTGCCGCCCAGTTTACGGATGACTTTGTTGTCAAAGTGGATGCACACTCCAATAGCCCAATCTTCATGGAAGATGCCAGAGACTTGGCCTTTAGCCTGTTTAATGCTGGCGCTATTGGTAAGGCCAGCTTGCTGGAGATGGTTGAACCGCCAATGAAGGATCGACTGGTGGAAGAGGTCAAGGCAATGGAAGCTGCCGCAGCTATGCAGCAAATGATGCAGCTCCCTGCCGCACCGCAAGGCGGCGCTCCGGCGGGTGCAACACCAGAGCAACCCGAACAACCGCAACTGAGGGCCGTGTAATGAATCAAAGATCAGGCGCAATGAACTCCCAGTCCATGCTGAAAAGTGGGGATCAGCCCCGCATGACGCAGCGGGATATTCAATCGACCCGGCAACCACCGTCGATGAGCTTTAACCGTAACGCCTTCAAAGGCGCTAGTAGAAATACTGGCACCAGAAGTACCGGACGATAGTAAAATAGCAACGGGCAACATTTTGCCCCTTTTTTTAGTTGACGCGATAGTTAATTTATATCTATCGTTCGCGCAACATAGGAGTACCAAATGGCTGTGAAAACACAGGACATGATGGACTTGATGAAGGCTGATCAAGGAATGGGAGGCGAACCCGCCACCCCGCCTGCGTTTGAGCAGGAAGAAACGACTGCGCCGATGGCAAGTCCTTTGAGTACGCCTGAACCAAAGCGCGGTGAAGAAGAAGCTGCGCGTTTGAATGTCATGATGGCGCTAGACATGATGCAACAAGCACTAGCCGCCTTTGCTATGGGCTCAGAAGAGTCCAAGACCATTGAGAAAGTGATCGCTGAAATTACTCGCCGCTTTGGTGAGCGCGAGTCTGATTCGCGTCGCTTGATGCCGTCTGAAATCATCCAAATGATTCAGTCTCTACCACAAGCGGGTGGCGCTACGCCGGGGCAGAGAGAAGCAATGTCAGCGCCTATCGCGGGAACTACCGCACCACCACTTCCAATTTAAGGAGCAATCATGGAACTTTTTAAGCCAAAGGGTGCAATGACCGTTCGCCGCCCAACTGACAACTCGCAGATGAATGGTCAAATTTACAACACGCCTCGTTTCGCAGAAATGGGTGGCCTGTCGAATGCTTCAAAAACCGGCAAGCGCAACTCTATGACTATGAGCAAGCCGGGCGACACCAAGAAAATTTACTAATTAACTCAAGGGGCTAATCATGAGTCTGGAAAACTATTCTCCCGAAGCAATTGAAGAGCTTGCTGCACTTTCAAAACGCTTGTCGGAAGACCCAAAAACACGCAAATCCTTTCTAAGACTGGCAAAAGAGGTCAATCCTGACCTGCCTGTGCCTGAATTGGAGATGGAAGAGGTTGTCAACCAGCGTGTTTCGGCGTCCGAACAGCGTGTGGCAGACCTTGAGAAGCAGTTGCGTGCGCGTGAGGTGCGTGATGAACTAAATCGCCGCCGTAGCAAGCTAAAAGAGAGTGGTTACGCTCAGTCTGATGATGACATTCTTGAAATTGAGAAACTGATGACCGACAAAGGCATTGCTAATCATGAAACCGCCGCTGATTACTGGCGTCACATGAAGCAATCGGCAGTGCCAACACCCGGTTATCCAGCGCCCGTCATGTCTCGTTTAGATGTGAAGGGCTATATGAAGAATCCGGTAGCTGCTGCCCGTGAAAATGCAGCGGCGGCTTTGGCAGAATTACGCAAGAATCCAAAGCCAATCGGTTTGTAAGGGGCTATTTTTTAAACTTCGGAGGTAAATTATGCCTATTGGTGGCGGCATTCTTCCGGCTTCGGGTACTAATCAGTACAACGAGTTGACCTACGTCACTCGTCGGGCATTTATCCCGAAGTTGGTCGTGCAAATCTACAACTCAACGCCCCTGATGGCGGCACTGATTGCAAACTCGCAGACTGCCTCCGGCGGTGTGTCGTCTGTATCGGTTCCAGTTCAGGGTTCTCAATTCGTGAATGCTCAGTGGTCGGACTATTCCGGTTCGTTCGCGCAGCCTTCCGTTCAGCAAGGTGCTTACCAAGCTGAATTTAACCTGAAGCTGCTGGTTTCTCCTGTACCGTTCCTCGGTATGGAAGGTGCCGTACAGCAAGACTACGCAATCATTCCTCTGATCGAAGCGCGTATGAACGACGCGACCAACGTGATGATGGATTCGATGGCAACCGCGCTGTATAACAACACCACGAACAACCAGCAATTCATCGGTCTGCCTGCGGCAGTAGATGATGGTACTGGCACCGCAACCTACGGTAACATTAACCGTACTACAGACACATGGTGGAAGTCGAAGCAATACGCTGCTGGCTCGGTCAACCCGACCCGTCAAAACGTACTGCAATACATTTCCGGCACCGTGAAGAATGGCGCAGAGGTTCCGACCTTTGGCGTTTGCGGTTTCGGTACTTGGACGTTGCTGGCACAGGATTATGTAGGCCAAGAAAACTACATGATTACTCCCGGCTCCGGCTTTGATGGTGATGCCAATGGCCCACAGGCTGCTTTCCGCGCCCTGATGGTTGCTGGTGTGCCAATCTATCCAGACCCGTATTGCCCGGAAGGTACTCTGTATCTGCTGAACACGAACTATCTCTCGCTCTATATCCATGAGCAGGCATCGTTCGCCTTCACTGGCTTCGAGTCCACACTTCCGAACTTCCAGATTGGCTACGTTGGTGCAGTTCTGATGATTGCAGAACTGGTAAACACCAAGCCGAAAGCCATGACGAAGATTACGGGCTACAACTCTTTGAGCCTGTAAGGAGGAAATCATGTCTCTTGCACCTAATAAAATTATTCTGGCTGGCGCTCAAAGCAACACTCCGGGCGCTTACTTCCAGACTGTTACTATTAACGCAGTGGCAACTGGCAACGGTACTGTCATTCCGGCAGGTATCTATGTCATGTTCCCGTCCGCTAACGTCACCGTGTTGGCCTATAACGGCAGTTCTAATGCTACCGTTATGGCATCCAATACTGGTGGTGTTGTGATTTCCGATGGTGTCAATATCTTTGCCAAGAATTCTTCTGGCAATGCGACTGTGACACTGCTGGACATCAACGGTGGTCAAGCTGCTGGCGAAACCTACGCATAAGGGGGAGCTATGGACGCAAATGCAGTAGGCCGTTCGTATCCAGATTCGTTTGGCAATTACCGGCTGGCAGATCAAACGGGCGTAAGCCTAAATGCTACCGGTGATGTTACGACTTTGGTTGCGCAAGCGGCAACTAAATACATTGTGCGTCGGATAGTTCTGTCTAACTTCAGTGGTAATGCAAGTGGTGCCAATGTGGGTGTCTTCACTGCCGCAAGCGGTGGAGGCACTGCCATTGCAGCCGATCAAGCCTTGAGTGCCGCAACTGGCACGACTAAGTTTGATGACTTGACATTGGCTTCTGCTGCAAACACTGACGTTCAAACTGCCCGAGTGCTTTATGTTAATTGTTCGGTCAACGCCGCAGTTACTTGCGATGTTGCCCTATATGGAGATATTGTCTCGCTATGACCACGATCTTTGTTCGCAATAATGGTTCTGACCCTTTTTTCGATGCTTTGGATGGTACGGTGTACCATTTCGAGTCTGGAAAAGAGATTGAGATTCCTGAAATTGCAGCAAAGCATATCTTTGGTTATGGCGATGACAATAAAGAGCCGTATCTTGTAAGACTTGGTTGGATGAAAATGAGTAACCAGTTTGACGAAGCAATGGAAAAGCTGGCCTTGTTTTCTTTTTCGAAAGAGTCTGTAAAGCCCGTCCACTTGTCAGCCCCAGTGGTGGAACGAGTAGCCGCCCCAATGCCCAAGGCAAAGGGTGCGGCGAAAGTTGCAAACCTTGATGGTTAAAAATGGCAGATACGCTTGCTGGTTACATTACGCAGACCCGGCGTTTATTACATGACGTTAATGCGAACTTCTGGACAGATGCAGAGCTAACGGACTACATAAACGATGGGCGTAACACCCTAGTCCGAGACTCAGGGTGTAATCGTGTTTTGCAGAATCACACGGTAACCTACAACGTCGAAACCATCGACTTTGCTGACTTGCCGGAAGGCGTCAATACCGTTGATGTGCTGAATGTGATCCTCTATTGGGGGAACTCGCGCATTCCGCTGTACTACCTGCCTTGGACTGACTTTAATGCACAGTTGCGCTATTGGCAAAACTACACTGGGCGTCCAGTAGGCTTTTCCATGTACGGGCCTAAGAAGATTTTTATTGGCCCCAAGCCTGATCAGGCATACGAGATGGAGATTGATACTGTTGTCTTGGTTGATCCAATGACCAACGGTGCTGACGTTGAAGTATTACCAACACCTTTTACTGAAGCGGTGCCGTTCTACGCCGCTTACATAGCAAAATACCAAGAGCAATCCTACGGCGAGGCTGAAATCTTCAAGCAAGAGTACACCAAGCACGTTATGGAAGCTCTGAACACCACCTTTACTCGCAGGCTGCCGACACCTTACACAGCGGGGTATTGATATGGCTGCGGCAGAGCAGAAAAAAAATTACGCCGTAGTCAAAGACTTCAAAGGTCTTAACACCAAAAATAACCGCACGGTAATTGGTGATGGCGAGTTTAGCTGGCTAGAAAACATCCAGCCCATTGGCTACGGCAACCTCAAGATTACACCCGGCAATCAGCAGCTTGCGAATGTTGCATTTACTGCAAATGTTTCGTTTCAAGGCTCTGTCAACATTAGCAACAACGAGTATGTGCTGGCGTTCCAAGACAATGGATCGGCACAGTATGTCAACATTACGACAGGCGCTCAAGGAAACATTGCTCCGGCAAATACCTTTTCCAATGCCGATGTAATGATTACGCAGTGGCGCAATGAACGTGCGTTAATTATTGATCCGGTCAAAGGCTACAAGACTTGGGATGGCACCAATTTGCATTCCATTGGCAGCATCAATACGATTACCATCAATAATGGTGGCAGTGGCTATCTGACATCCAATACTGCTGTTACCTTTGGCGCACCCAATGAAGCGAATGGCGTACAGGCAACGGGTACGGTGGTAGTGGTTGCCAATGCGGTATCGGAAGTGATTGTGACGGAAGCTGGCACAGGCTATACCTCCGCACCAACTGTCACTATTACTGGCGCAGGCACCAATGCCAATGTGACTTGCACGATTTTGAATCAGAGTGGATCTGATATTGCCACTTTCTCAGGTCGTACTTGGATTGCGCAGGATCGTACCGTGTATTACACAGCAACCGATACCTACAATGATTTTATTAACTTAACGGCTGGCTTTATTACGTTAAGTGATTCGACGTTGCGTACCGAAATTACCCGCATTCTTTCTGCCAACAACTTCTTGTATGTGTTTGGCGAAGACAGTATTAACGTCTTTTCGGATGTGCGGGTAGATTCTACGCTTGGCACTACGTTGTTTACGAATACCAACGTATCTGCCTCAGTCGGCTCTAAGCTAAAACACGCTATTTTCCCTTACTTCCGTTCTGTGCTGTTTATGAACGAGTACGGGGTCTATGCGTTGGTGGGTGCAACCACGACTAAGATTAGTGATCCGTTGGATGGCGTATTCCCCGTAATTAACTTTGATGAGTTTATTAGCGGTGGGCAGTGC